ACATCTTGAAGTATGTCATGCGGGCCAATCACCACCGCCAGCCTACCGTCGAGCACTTGCGCAAGGCTCGCGATTACTTGAACTGGTGGATAGATGAAGAGGTGCAGCCGTGAGTGCAGGTTTTTTAAGTTACAAAGCGGTAGCTGACATGACGTCTTTAAGCACTCGCACGATACGACGTAAGGTTGAGAGCGGCGAGTTTCCAGAACCAATACAATATGGTGCTCGCACTCTGTTCGTTCGCGCGGAAGTCGCTGAATGGTGCGACAATTTAGTCACGAAGTTGCGAGAAAATCCGCATAACGCTGCATGAGTTTCGCGCGTCTAGGTAAAAGTTTGTCCCTGGCGTAAGCCGACCGCACTTGCGATCGCGACGCATGGCTTAGCTGAATCTCTGACACTTCGTCATCTTCCGCATTTGTCACGCGGCACCAATCCTTAAACGTCGTGCGAAAGCCGTGCATCGTTATTGCCTTACCTTCGTGATCTTCGAAACCGTGCAGGCTTAGCTCTTTGCGCATCGCTGCCTCGCTGATGTGCTTGTTCGTTCCGCTGCTGAAAACGTAAAGCGGCATGTCACTGTAATTAAATAGGGCCGTTTTTTTTGCGGTGATTAGCTCTCGCAATTGTGCTGGCAGCGGAATCTCCAAACGATATTCAGTCTGTTTGCTGCTTAGCTTTGCAATCGGCGCGTGCCATACGTTGCCATCGAAGTCTGACCACCGCGCTGAGCGCACGTCGATCTGTCGCTGCGCCGTCATCATCACCATTTGCAATGCTCTGGCGCTTTCGTTGTTTCGCGATTGCAGCTGCCTATACAGAACCGGCGCTTGCGCGTGATGCAGTGCCGCTTGGTGCTGAACGGTGCCAGTGTATTTTGGTAGAAGGCGCTGTATGCGCGGGTTAGCCGGGTTTGCGACGTTTATATAGTCACAGTCGATGGCGTACTCGAAGACTTCTTCTATATACATGCGAACGCGCATTGCTGTTTCGTGCTTTTCTAGCCAGATAGGCGACAGAATTCTTTGAATATCGGCCTTGCTGATGTCTGCCAAGGCTTTGCTGCCAATCACGCCGTAGGCATGCGTAACTAGGCGATTTTTCCACGTTTGCGAGCTCTTTAGCGGGCTCTTCCACCCTGGCACTTTAACTCGACTAATGAACTCGTCGGCCACGTCGGAAAATGTCATCGCAGCGTTGGTAGCTCTGCGCGAGCTAGCTTTCTTTTCTTGCCTCGCTTTTTGTAGTTGCTCGGCTGGTACTCCCTCGCCTGCAACCATGCTGGCCATAAGCTCTTGCGCTTTTTCGCGGGCCTGCTTGAGAGTTATTTTGCTGGTGCTGCCGAGCGATCTGTCTAATCGCTTTCCGTCCACCATGTACCGTAGTCTGTACGATTTATAAACTTTACCGTTTTTCTGATCTGCTTTTACATAAAGGTTGTCATCGACTCGATGCATCCCTGGTTTATTAATCGCTTCAACTTGACGCGCTGAAAACTGCTTCATTTTCGCCCACACTTTCGCCCACAATGTGTCGCCGAATATGGCACTTTATGTCACTTGCAGTCAATTGTGCTATTGTAAGTCATTGATTTTGTTAACGTATGTCAAACCATGTCAAATGGTTCGATGTCGGCTCCGGGCACCAACTACCTATATAAATCAATGACTTAGGGATACTTAGGAATTTTCGCCCACATTTTCGCCCACAATGTAATCAGACGAGCAAATTCAGCGTAGAAGACGACGTCAGCTGCTGCACTTCTATGCGCCCGTCTTTGGCCGTATAGAAGGTAGGCTGGATCGTTTCAACGGCTTCTCGAACGAGCTCGCCTTCACCGCCAGTTCGCAGCACTTCTTGGCGCTGCACGGCGACCGACTTCCAAGTGACCGGCGCAGGCGCGCTTGTCATCGAGACGTCCATTACTGGGAAAGCACTGCTTGCGAGGCATTTAACCCACGGTCCACTGCGCCGCTGCTGTTGCCTTCCAGATAGGCAGGTGCTGATCCTGTTAGATTGCCGATTGCCATAGGGCTCGTTGCTCTCGAGAAAACGGCTGAAACGACGTTCTGCGGCAAGAATAAAGACAAGGTTTCTTTCATCGATCTACCGCCGGCCAATTCCGCGCCAATCTTGCGCACTGCATCTGGGTCAGTCTCAGTCAGCATTCGCGCGAGCTCGTCGGCTGTTGCTTTTAACTGACGGTCTTGTAAGTCCAGACCTTCCTGGCGCAGCGACGTCTGCAGTAGCTCTTGCAGGCTAGAAGGCAATCCGCCGACAGATGCCTGCTCACGCAAACCTCTAATCACTTCCGCACGCTGCGCGGTAGCTGAATTCATGCCGGCCTGCTCAACCCTCGCCATGTTGGCCTCGCGTGACAAGTTGCCCATAAACTCAGTAAACCTGTCGTCTGCATCTGGCCCGTCGAACGTAAGCCTAAGCAACGACTTGCGACGCGGGCTCTTGAGCATGTTTTGCGCTACGTTCGCCGTTTCTGGCGATCGCTCCATTTGATCTTGCAGCGCGTGCATTGCGCCAAGTCTAAAGGCTTCGCGCTCTGACTTGCTGTACGCAGCGATCTCTGCTGCGAGCTCGTCAGGGTCAGCGTTCAACATTTCACGGCCACGCTTGAGGCTGTCCATCATGCGACTATCGCCTGCGTATAGATTGCGAGCTCTCGCATACATTGGGTTTGCTGCGTCTATCTCATCTATAAATGCGTTGCGAACAGAGCGCACTGATGCGACTTCTGCAGCGCCAGCACCCGTTTGGTTCGTGATGTTTGGGAACGCCAAATCATCGATGCCCATTTTCATAAAGTGCAAAAAGCGCGTGTTGATTGCGTCAACTTTCTGGCCGTCAGGGCCGAGAATGTCGCCAGACTCAGCAATAACGAACCTGTCCATATTGCTCTTTGGGTCTTCGTTTCGCGCGATCCTGATCGCTCTTTGGTAGGCGTTTTGTGCTGCGTCCGTCTGAAAAAATTGGCGCAGCCCATCGTTCATTGGCACGTCTTTTTTGTACGCTTGGCCGTATAGCGTATTCGCTGACTTGCCGCGTGCTGATTTTAGAGCCATAAAGTCATCGTAAAAACGACTCTGTGCGCCAAAAGCGCTCTGCAGTATGCCGGTCAATCTCGCAGGTCGTCCGGCCTGCCGTTCAGACAAGTAACGAGAAGCTCGCGACTTTGCTGGCCCAGGGAGCGTTGCAAGCGCGTCGATGAGCACGCGAGTGTTTTCGCCAATATCAGCTAAACTTACGTCTTGCCCCATACGATTGGCAACGTATGTGATTGCCTCTTCAGGCGTTGTTAGATCGGCTTCGATTGCGTCACGCATCAAGCGCCTGGCTTGATCACGGCCCTCTCTTGCTGTCTTTGCGTTTGATCTCGCGGCTGTAGCTAAATTTCGAACAGGCGTTGACAGCATGTCCGTGACTCGCTGTAGGCCATAACCCGTCACCCCGCCAAAGCCTGCGTTTATCAAACGATCTTCTGTGTTCTCACCGCTACCAAAACCAGCCACCGTTCCCGCTACCAGCGCTTGTTTGCCTCGTGATAAAGAAGGCGCAGACCGCAGCGCGTTACCTAGTCGCGTTGCGTTCACGAGAGTGCCCGCGCCACCAGTTATTGCTGACGCGCCAATAGCGCCGGCGGTTTCGTAGCCCATTGCTTTCAATGGGTTGTCTTGGCGGTATTGGTTTATAGGTTCTCGAATCTGCGACAGATTTATGTCGTAACCACTGACCGGCTCTTCGCCTCTTTCCGCACGCGCCTTGCTTAGCATTTCAGCTGCGTAGTCAAAGTCGCCTTGGCCAAACATTGCGCCAATTTCGTCGCTATAGTTCAGCGACGCGCCTTGCAGTATAAGCGCAACCTCTTCGGGCAACCGACCTTGGTCTAACGCTTCAAGTGTTTGTAGACCTTTTGCGTTACCTTGCTCACGCATCTTTTTTTCATTAGCGCGTAAGATCGCTTTGAGCTCCGCTACTTCTTTTGCCAGATCACTCATCAGGATTTACCTCTATGTTGCCTAGTATTGCATCGGCAGCTAATGAGCCTGTCCCTGGCTCAGCAAAGTTTGGCCCTTTTTCAAGTAAGTTGAATTGACGCCTCAGCTTTAGCGTCTTTTGTGCGAAGGCTGGCGAGCGCCTAGCTTGATTCATATGCTGCTCAAACCTGACCTTGTACAGCGCTGGGTTGCTAATTTGTAAATCAGCGTTTTCAGATTGGAAATCGAGCGAAGCCTCATACAACGCTTTGTTTCTGTCGTTAGAGAATTGCAGCGTTTGTAAAAGTAGCCTGTTGCCTGCTTCGCTTTTGCCAAGGCTTGCGGTCGCTTCAATAATAAACTGCAAGTCTTTGTCTGTCGGGTTAACACCCAGCTGCTTAACAAGCGGAATAACAATCTGCGCCGATAAAGCGGCAAACAATTCGCCAGGGGCAGTCTCACCAGCATCAAAGCCTAACGTGTTTGCAATGCGTCTCGCTTGCAGTATTGCTTCTTGCCCTGCACCGGTCTTTAGCGCGCCGCTACCAAGCAATTCTTGCATCAAACCGACTTGCGTGTCGCTTGAGTAAGCGAGATTGCTTGCTTCGCGATATTCGCTAGCTTGCTTGTTAAACGCTTCAACGCTTGCTCTAGCTGCAGGGTTTGTAGCTGTGTTTATGTTGGTCTGCGCTCTGCGTCTATCGAGATACTCAAAGTAATTCTCTGGATTATCTAACCCTTGAGCAAACTGATAGCTGTCTGTTTCAGAATTTTTGAACCGCTGGTCGTAGTCACGCAATAGCTTAAAAGCGTCTGCAGGCGACTGTTGTGCAACGGAAATATAGGCTCGCTGGATTTGCGCTGGATACTTTTTGAGATCGACACCCATTGCTATTTGGTCGCCTAACGATCGACGCTGCCTTTCCTCTAACGTATTGACGTAGTCCAAGCGCGCCACGTTGCCCTGCAATCGCCGTAGCGTGTCGGCTGCGCTTTCTCTTATGCCAAGCGATTCTTGCAGCGGTCTGACCAACACGTTTTGGAAAGCGTTAGTCACGCCTTCTCTGAAAGAGCCTGGCTCCTGGAACTCACGCGGCGCTGCATATTGCTGCAGTAGTTGCTGCGCAGTTGTCATTTGCGGCTGCTGTTGCTGAGCCGCCATCTGCCTAATTTCTGGCGAAATTTCAGGCACAGAGACAGGATTGTTGATTGGCAAGCCTTGCATCAATAGACGCTGCTGCTCTTCGGTTAATGCTTCTTGCATTACATCAGCCCTCTTTGCGCTGTATTAAAATAGCCGGTTGGTAGTTGAACTGCTTGCTCTGCGGAGCCGTAGTCAGACAGTCCTTTATCCATAAACGCTTGCATTCGCGCATTACGTCTTGCGAACTCGGATTCACTGGGATCGAGCTCTCCATTCATAGCCATTCGGATGCGTTGCTCTGCGTAAACTGCCGGATCTTGAACAAGCCCTCTGACCGCCTCGATGCTTGGCTGCACTGTCTGCATCGCGTAAGCGCCAGGATTGCTAAACGCCTCGCCAACCTTGTCAAAGCCTGCGCGCGTGCCTTTAAAACTGTCGCCTAGCAACTCGCGCATGGTTTTGTCGTCTGGCGTCAGTAGCTCTTCCATCTCGCCTTCGCTACTTAACAATGCGTTTGGAAGACCTGCCGCCGTCGAGGCTGCTGACATAAGTTTGTTGAACATTTTAGCTCGCTGGTAGTCCGATGTTTGTGCCGGTGCCTCTGCTAGTGCTCGTCAGCGGGTTAGGCAGCAAGCCAGCACCACTGCGAAGCACGTCAAACATGCGGAATGGATACTCTCTAGCCTCTGCAAATCTGCGGTAACGATCATCAAGCAGCTGCTGCGCCGCGGCTTGCTGCTGACCGCCAACTCCTTGTAGCGCCGCCGCGTCCGCAAACTGCGTGCCGCGTAAGTCGCCGCCAAGATTCGCCAGCTGGGCAGCTGCGCCCTGGCGCATGCCAGACGCCTGCATGCCGGCTCGCTGGTTCGCGAGCGCCGCCTGCAACCCTGCGTCGGCGTTAAAACGCTGAGCATCGAAACCAAGTTGCTGGTTGCGCAGCGCCGCGTTTTGATTAGCCAAAGCCGCACGCATCTGTGCGTCTTGGTTCGCCAGCTGTCCGCGCTGATCAAATTGCGCCGCTTGGATGTTGCCTTGCTGCGTTGCTTGTTGCGCTGCCAGGTTGTTGGCCGCGTTTAGCTGTCCGGCGCGCATAAAGTTTGAAGCTGATGTGGTGTCGGCTGCTAAGCCTGCTTGCTGGTTGGCCAGTGCTGCACGCATGTTGGCGTCCTGCGAGGCTAAACCGCTTTGCAATCCCATCTGAGCCATCTGCTGGCTTGCTTGTTGAGCTCTGCCTGCCGTGTCTTGCGCAGCTGTCAAAGACGCCCGCTGATTTGCTTGCTGGCGCGCCAAGTCTGCCTGCAGATTCTGGCCGCCAGCTGTTAAGCCGGCTTGCTGATTCGCGAGAGCTCTTTGTGTGTTTTGTTGCTGCGAAGCTAAACCGCTTTGCAACCCAAGGCGCGTTTGGTCTGCGCTTGCTTGTTGATTTGCTAAGGCGCGTTGCGTGTTTTGTTGTTGAGCAGCCAAGCCTGACTGCAACGCTTGTCGGCCCGTCTCCGTCTGGCCTTGCAAGCCAAATTGTCCGCTGGTGGTTGCTGCCTGCAAATTTGCTTGTTGGTTAGCCAAATTTGCTTGTTGGCCAAATTGCGCCGACTGAGCGCCAGCTTGTTGCGCACGATTTAGATCCGCTTGCGCCATTTGTTGTGCGTTCTGGAAGCCTTGTTGGCGTAAGTTGACTGCCGTGCGCGCTGCTTGATCTGCGAAGTTTCTGTTTGTTTCGGCTTCAACAAGGGCCTGCCGATCACCGCCAAACGCACCAGCTGATACTGCGCTTGCTGCGTTTTGGTTCTGCGTCATTTGCCGAGCGCGGTTTAAGTCGCCAAGCGCCGCGTCAATAACTCCGGTTGTATATTGACTTTGGTACGGGCTCAAATTTGTACCAGCCAATTGCTGAGCCTGCACAGTCTGGCCTTGCACCTGCTGTGCAGATATCGGGTCTACGCCGATTTGATTCGTTTGCACCGCTCCCGTCTGACCAACGCGATCTATTCCATCAACGCCAACAGCACTTGTCTGGCCGACCTGCGGAGCATTCAAAGCAGATAACGGCCCAATTTGTTGGGCGTTAATGCCTTGGCTTTGGATGTTACCGACACCCACTGGCCCTGTTGGGCCTACTTGCTGAGCATTAACGCCCTGTGCCTGCACCTGCTGATTACGAATAGGATCAAAGCCAAAGCCGGTTTGCACGTTCGATGCGCCTACATTACCAACCTGCCCTGGCGCAGTAATCGACCCGGCAGTTACTTGCGATGGCTGGAAACCTGTTTCTGCCCGCGTCGTCGCAATCGCATCGTTGATCTCGCCTTGACCTACGCCGGCCCGTGCGGTGTTTGCGGCCATGTTCATGCCTTCAAGTTGCGCAGGGGCTAATGGCGCAACCGTTGCGAAGTCGTAAGGCGTGTAAGGGGTTGCTGCGACACGCTGCCCTTGGCGAAACGTGTCAGTCAGAAGCCCTTTTAGCTCTGGGTCAAATGTTTGCTTAGAACTTGATTTGTTTTTTCCTAAACTCATAGTCTATATCTTCCAAAGTCAAAGTTGCGGAAATCAGGTTGCATGCCAGACATCACTGGCCGTGCTTGCGGTGCAGGCTCTGGAGTAAACGGCCCTGCTGTTGGCATTACAGCTGGTCGATATTGGTCACTGGCCATATCAAGAATAGGCATTGGTGGCGTTGGTGCCCGCGAGTCGTTGATCATTTCTTGCTGGGCTACGGGCTCTATACTTCTGGCGTATTGCTGGCCTGCAATTTCCAATTCATTTTGTAACCCGGCTGGCATTCCTCGACTGTCGTAACTTTGGCCTTGGCCTCCTATAAAGAAATCAAGAATAGGGATGTTTGGCGCAGTGCGTGCAGGCACGGGCGTCGGTGCAGGCACTTCGGCTTGCACTGGCTCACTGCCAGGTAGCGGAAAGCTTTGGTAATAAGCCATGTCTGGCTGCGTGATCTCAGTGCCAGAACCATAAAAGTCTTGGGGCAACATGGGAGGAGGAGCCATTGCCTGCTCAATGGGCGAAGGCCCAGCCCCTTGCTGTAGTTGGCCCATCAAGTCTGGGTTAATTCGTAACAATTGTTGAAGGCCGACGTTTGCGCCGCCGCCTGCACTGCCGTCTTTACTCATAGCTCTTTCACCAGTGTTATGTGGGCTTCTTGCCAGTTCATGTCTCTAAGCGCTTTTGTCCAGCCCTTGCGCCCGCTCATGCTCAGAGCCGAGCACTTCAAACTCTTTGCGAACGCGATCAAACTCGACTCCATATCTTTAATTTCTTCCAGGTCGCCAGCTGCTAAGAAAACGTGCAACGCGCGCTTGCGCGGGTACTGCACGATCTCAGTGACCATGCAGCTTTTGCTGGCCGGCCAAAAAAACATATCGCCGACGCTAATGAGCTCCAGCACGTCTTGGTATGTATGCGTGCCGCCTGCGCGCGCCAAAGCCATTTCTAAAAGCTCACGATATGGTCCGACTATGTCCTCTGCTGTATGTACGACTGCCTCGCTCATAGCGACGTCGCCGATATGGTGCCGTTGTTAGCAACCGTAATACTGAACCGAGTGCCGTCCGGGCTCTGCAGGATCAAACGCTCATTACGCAACTCAACGTCCTGATTCTTTTTGCGATTCAAGTTGTCAGCCTGCTCGATGAGGTTGTTGCGCTGGTTTTCTTGCACAAAATCATAGGCACGCTGCGCTTCTGGCAAAATCATCGTTTGCTGCCCTCGCGCACATCGAGCCGCATGGTGCCGACGCGCCAGCTGCTAGGCGTGTTGCCGGTGACAGTCATCTGCACCTGGCGTCCCTGAAAGCGCACGCTAGTTGGGTTTGCCATGTCGAACGGGCCAAACGTGCTCTCATCTGCATTAGGGTAAAAGCGCGTCTTAAATGTGGCAGTCACGTCGCCCTGCGTTTTCTCGTCAGGTATCAACGAGGTCGCGACCATCATGCGGTCGCCGTTACCCAGCTGCAGCGGGCCAGTTTGCGCAAAGACCGCGCTGCCAGAATCATAGGCATAGCCGACTTCGTGCTCGTAGATGTAGCCGTCTGGGCTGGCGTAGTTAGGGAAAACAAACGCGCCAACATCGACGCCAGCCGTGCGAGCCAGAGTGCCAATCTGCCAATGGTTCTCCATATAGTTGTAGGAGACGTAGCTGTCGTTTTCGCTTGACCCGCTGCTGGGATAAAACCAAATGATCTCGCTGAAATTGCTGTTCTGTACGGCGTAAACCTTTGACCGCTCGGTGACGTTAAGGTTCTCAAAGATGAAGTCGCCGACGCTGCTACGCAGCGGCTGCACGCTGCCGTTGTAGACAAAGAAGCCGTTGTTGCTCATCCAATAGGCCGCGCCGCCGGCTGTCGCGCATGCATTGGCGCTTATGACGCCGCACGCCGTGCCGACTTGCTGGAAGCCGTATATGAATGGCGGGCCTTGGTATCTGGCCGTATGTGCGTCTGTATCTGTAAGCAGCAACGTCTCGCCGCGCATGCGCTTGCCGGCCATAAGATTGCCGTCTGTCGCCAGGGTGAAACTGCCTGCCTGATTTGTAGCTGCGGGCGTCCAGACGTTGCTCTGTTCTTGATCAGAGAACGCAACCTTATTGCCAACGCCACCAGCCCCTAGCGCGAACACGAAACGCTCAGAGCTCACGACAATTGCGTTGTTGCCGGTAGGCGCGTTACTCAGTAACGCGGCTGCAGACGCCGGGCTGTTGGCCCACTGGTAAATCTTGCCGTCGCTCGTTGCTGACGCAATGACATACTCGCCAAATGTGTCTAGCGACCAGGTCGTTGCCGGCGTGTACGCGCCGCTGTCGGGTCTTGGCGTATTCCAAGTGCTAGCGCCCCATGTCAGTCCGCCATAGCCAAGGTTCTGTACTGCGTCGGCGTTGCCTGTTGTGAAGCCAGTGGGCGTGATGTCTGTGACTGTGTTGTCTTCGCCAATGAAGTACAGGTTCGTGTGCGTGCCTGCGACTGTGCGCCGGTTGCGGCTGTTATCAAGGTATGCGATCAACGCACGGCAAACGCCGCTCATGGCCGACGTCGTGCGAGCTCGCCAACCGCCTACAGGCTGCAGTGAACCTTCGTACCAACGCACAAGGTTTGCGTCAGACCATGTGTTGGCCTGCTGCAAATCGGTGCCGTTTTTAACGACGCCGGGTGGCGGCGCGATGTTATGCAAAGACACGGTATTCACCTGTTTCAATCATGTCGCATAGCTCTTCTGCCCTATAGCCGACCTGCTCTGCCCACTTGCTTGCATTAAATTCGGTGCTGGCCCAGAAGTAATCGCCTGACTCCATAGCTGCCAGTGCTTTCTTGAAGCCAAGCAATTTAGTCAGACCAAGGTTAAATGCGATGTCGATCATGGCCTCTCGTCGGACACTGTCGAGTTTGCTGTACCAAGTAAATCGGTCTTTTAGCTCTTGATCGACGCGAGCAATGTCGTTGGCGAGCAGCATGTCGATCTCCGAGTCTGTGAGGCCAATGCCGCCGTTCTCGTCGATGTTGCGACCAACGCCTACCGTTATCTTGCCGGCACTGCACTTGTAAGCATGGCTCTTCACGCCTTCGTGCCGCTTGAGCATTTTGATTAGTCGCTCGCTCATTTTTCGCTCGCCTTATGAGACGCGCCAAAATAAAAAGCGCTGATGGTGGACAGCACTCCGAAGAGGTTGCCCAACACCAGCGAAACTATGGTGTCGCTGTTAGCGTCTGGTGGCTGAACTGTGACCATCGTTATGTAGCCGCCGACAAACAGCACCATCAAAATCGCAATGATTTTTGGCGTCCAATCCCCTGCGAAACTTTTGCGCGCGTGCTGCGTGTCTGCCGTCTGTAAGGCGAACACGTCAACGTCCAGCTTTTTCATTTGCACGGCAAAGTCATTGTCTGCCCGCTTAATTTCTGCCAGCTGCTCTGGCGTTGCGTTTTGCACTGCCTGCTGCAAAGCCTTGGGCTCTGGCTCGCAATTGAGCACTTTTGCAATTGCTGACGCTGCAGTGCCTGCCAACGGGCCACCGAGCGCCTGTGCGACGGTAGGTGCCAAGCTGCCAATGATTCCTTTGATTGCGTCAAACTTCATTCGTTAGTCCCATGTTTTTGTATTTTTGGGCATTCGTTTCGGGATGCAGTAGGCCGTTATGTTTTCCTGTTTTTGCACTCGGCGGTCTTTTACTAAATCCACCTTCCCGCTTTCTATGTACCTTGCGAACGTGTTGCATCTAGTGATGTCACGATAAAAAAACCTGTCTGCTATTGGCTCGCCATTCACAACCACTACCAGCAAAAACAGCATCATTGTCCGTAAACTTTAATAACAACCATTAAACCCATGCCGATAATTACCGATCCCACCAATAATGTTGTGCCGCCAACAAGGATCTGGTTTATCAGATGCTGTCTGGCCTTTTTCTTGCGTGCAATCATCTTTAAGTGCGCTTGCCTGTCGTGCTCCTGTTGCACTTTTGCGGCCTTGAAATCATCTAACAGTTTAGGATCGGCGACTAACAAAAGATCATGTACGCTCTGCCAATGCCGGTCATATTGACGCTTTATCATTTGCAACTTTAAGATCTCATTTTGCGATAACGGTTTGAATGTACTTTGTCTTCGCTGAGCCTCGAAGTTTGTTATGCCCTCGCCAAAATCACTAATCATGCCCATCACTTGATGGACGCCTTGCCCTGTCTCGTTGACTTGAGAGATCAAGCCGTTAATGGCGCTCAGAGTGGCTGAAGCTGCCGCTATCGACTCAATAACCATGCTCTAGCCCATAGACAATAAAAACGGCACCAAAACCGAGCCGAGCATCAAGGCATACAAGCCAAAAATCATTCGCTCAAGTTTCTCAAAATTCTTTGCGCCGCTATCTAGGCGGCGCTCTATATTGCTGAACCGCTCAAGGCACAACGCCTCATGCGACTCAATCCGAGCCAGCGCTGCTTGCGCCAATTCTTTTTGCGTAAGCCCAGCCACTAGGCTGACTCTTCCTCAGTCTCTTCAACGGCATGCACTAAATTATGCAAATCTTCTGACCAGCTTCTTATGCTGCGTTCACCCTCAATCATCTGGATCTGCAGATTCTGTTGCTGATCGCGAAGCATGCGAACGCGCTGCACAATAATCTGCGCTTCTGGCTCCAGTTCGCTGAAGTTAAATTCGGTGTCACCAATTGTAATTACTGCGTCTTCCATTTGTTTTTCCTTATGCTGCCCAAGGCACACCTGAAGCTTCAGTAGGGTTCTTCTGAGCGTCTATGTTCGCCTGCAAGGCTGTTTCTGTGGCATCTTTGTCCACACCATTGGCCCAAATCCAGCCTTCCACATCGGCTTGTGTGACGCTGTCATAAGCCACAAAGTCCGATGCAGATGCGTCGTAAGTAAGGCCACAAGTGCCATACGAAGATGCGGTGTAGGTTACAGCGTCATCGCCAGTGCCTACGGTTTCCTCTGCGCTGCAGTGCCAGTGCGCTACGTTAATACCTCCGTCAGCGATAACATGTTCGCAGGTGGGGATTGTCCAAGTGAAAGTTGCCATTTTAGCTCTCCAGTTGTGCAACACGGTTGCGTAATGATTGTATTTCTTTAACGAGCATTGGGACTAGCTTTGAGTAGTCCACGCCCATCATTTCGTCTGAGTCAGGGTCACCACCTACAGCTTCTGGTGCAACAGTCTGTAATTCCTGTGCAATCATGCCGTAACGCTGATGTTCACCGTCAGCAATCCAATCAAACTGACGTACTTGGATAGCGTCGATTAGTTCGCCAGCGTCCTCTGCTGCGTTTGCGATGTTGGATTTAAGGCGTTGGTCTGATGAAACTTGATAAAGAACTTGTGACGTTCCGTTCTGACTAATTTTGCCTATTTCCGATGTATTGTAGATAAATGACGCATAAACAGCGCCAGAAGAAGTTCCGTTTGCGTGTCGAATGTAAATATCAGAGCTACTGGCACCACCTGCAATAGCAACGCCAGATTGAGCGCCCGACCCAGTGGTAGTAGTACCCACCAGCAAGTTAGTGCCTATATTAGCAATGCCTGCTAGGTGAAGGTCTTTGAAGCGGTTATCCGATCCGCCAAGGTCTATAGCGGCATCTCTAGCGGCACCAGCAGAAGTAGCTGGGCGAACACCGTCAGAACCAAATGACAAGAAAGCATCGTTACCTTCTGTACAACCTATATACAAAAAGCCACTGTTACTACCAATACTACCTACGGCTGCTCCTGCTTGTCGAAATTGTATAATGTCTCCATCATCAGTCATGCGGTTAAAATAACCAGAAATACCGCCGCTGCGTGCAATACTTAAATAACCAGAGGCACCAATGGCTGTACCTGAAGTTCCTGAATTATCGTGTGGGAATGTATCAGTACCCCCCACCAGCAAGTTGCCACCAGAGATGCGCATGGCTTCTGTGCCACCAGTCTTAAACTGTATAGACTCAGTGCCAAACTCAGCACCACTATCAGCCGTTAAAACTAAAGAGCCACTTAAGCCTTGTATCGTTGCGTCATAATTGTTGTCAGTGTCGGTAAACTTGAGAGTTGGTACAGCATCGCTTAGCGTAATGTTGCCAGTAACGTCTATGCCTGTGGAGGTGGCTGTAAGGACTGAAGTTCCAGATGGTTTTAGAAAAATACTGCCAGAAGCGCTTGATATAGATAAGTCGCCTGTCGGCTGGTAAATCGTATTGCCTGTATCAGCCCCTCCGACTCTTAGCCCATTTAGGTAAGAGTTTGCGTTAGTAGTTACGCCGCCAGTAACGTCGATGCCTGTGGAGGTGGTGTTTAATTTTTCAGCGCCGTTGTAATAAAGCTGTACTTCACCGTCATTCTGGCCCAAGAACATTTTGTTCCCGTCACCATCGGTAATCCTAACGTTAGCTTCGCCTTGAATATATAAATCGCCAGTGCCTTGATCTTTGATGTAGCTATTAGACCCATCGTGATACAAAGCAAGGTCTGAGCCAGCACCGAAGATAGCCTTACCGTTGTCAGCAAAGCTAGCGTTACCTGTTACGGCGATGCCTGTGGAGGTTGTGGCTAGTTTTGCTGAACCGTTATGAAAGAATGTGTTGGCACCACCAGAAGTCAAATTAATTAAATTTTGTGAACCTGCGGCGTTATAAATGTTTACATTATCACCAAAAATTTGAAGGTCGCCTGCTCCACTTTCTTTGATATTGCTGTGCGTACCATCATGATAAATCTGTAGGTCAGATCCAGCACCAAAGATGGCCTTGTCGTTGTCGCCAAAGGATATGTCGCCAGTGGTCGTTAGATCCGAAACATTCGCAGACAACCCACTTAACGCATCAACCACAGCAGCACCAGAGCCAGCACCGTCTGTGACAATGACTTTTACAGCACCAGCAGTAATAGCAACATTAGCACCAGAGCCTTGACTGAAAGTGAGGGTAGCGGAGGTCTCATTGCTGATGATCCAGACTTTTGAGATCGTGTTTGGCGCAAGCGTCACGGTGCAAGCTTGACCACCACCAGTGCATTTGAGGTACATGCTGCGCGCCTCATCAGCAACTCCATCTGCCAATGTAATAGTGTGCGTCGATGCATTAGGGATCGTCTCACTACCCTGGCCAAACGCAGACGCAATGTTGCGGATGGTGGTGTTGAGGAGTGAGCCCCAAGTTCCCGCATTGGACCCCGACTCCTGTTCGCGCACGCGAAGCGAATTGGAAAAGACGTCAGCCATTATTTAATCCTCAAGCTGCCCGCTGCCATGATGTGCTGGCGCTAGGCTGTTGTATGTAGGTCGTGCTTGCGCTGGATTCATTTGACCAGCTGGTTGCGGCACCCGGTTCGGTTTGCCATTTAATTTCGCCAGCAGCCGTGACTGTGCTTTGAGCACTGATCGCTGCAGCGCCAAAACGGATTTGACCGCCACTTGCCGTAAACGTAGAAGCAGCCGCGATGTTAGCTCTGCCGTTGAGAATGGTGCTGGACGACGCAGTGACTGAGCTCGTTGCGCTAATCGAAGCAACTGCGCTGACAACCACGTTTGCATTCGCGCTAACGCTAGACGAAGCCGCAATGACCGCAGCCGCGTGCCTAAACCGCTGGCCGCTTGCTGTAACCGTTGAAGAGGCTGAGACTGTCGCGCCTGCCTCCCTAACGCGCCCAGCATTGGCAGTAACCAAAGCGCTAGAACTGATAGCTGCCGCAGCGTTTGCCACCACCTGCGCAGCCGCTGTAACGCTCGCTGAAGCAACGACAGTCGCGCTAGCGTCGTAGTAGCTCCATTGACCATACCGACCAGCATTCCAACTACCGTTTCCATATCCCTGACTCATTTAGTCTAACGTAACGTCTAAGTCGCCAGCGGGTATCCTAAAGACATCGCCGGTCTCAATCGTTCTGCTTGACGTCAGCGTTGACCACGCGAGCAGGTTACCCGACGTCGACGCATCAAAAATACCGACAGCGACAATCGTGCCCCAGTTGCCGGTCGCTGTAGGCCACTCAACCGCCGAGGTGTTTGTCGATGCCGAGCTCGTCGTCGTAAAGGCGCAGCTTTGTCTTGCGTACGCGCTGCCGCTTAATTCTGTACCGCCGCCCGCGTCTGTTGGAGCCACGGTATACAGTGCCAGGTACTTGGTGCCGGGCTGCGAGAAAGACCCGCCGCTCAGCACATAATCGAGCACTTTGTTTTCTAGGTAGTCGCTAAAGCCCGCCATAGTCTTTTCCTATTGGAGCGCAGCCGCTCTCATTTTGACGCTGGTCTGGCCAGCCGTTCGTTGGTTGCTCACTTCCAGGTCATCAATCGCTCGCTGGTAAAGGCTCGCCCATACCGTGATGCGCTCGTCGTTCTGCAGGTAAGGTGCGCTCTGCATCAACGTGCCGTAGAGATAGATGTCTGGATTGTGCGTGAGCAGCCAGTTGCTTGTGTTCGTGTCAGACAAAGCCGCAATCTTTGCGTAGTAAACGAGCTCTGCCGTGTACCCGGTCGCCGTATTGTCTGGTGACGGAAAGACCTGTATCTCAGTGCCGACGTGGCTGTAGCGCGATGGCGTGCCAGTAGCACTGCTGCCAGACTTCAGCGTGTTAAGCGCCTCGTTCGTGACAAACTCCATCTGCGTTACTGGGTTAGTCTCTAAGATAAGACTGACCGTCTGTATCCAATCTGCCGGGGTTGCGCTGTACTCGCTGTCGATCGTCGCTTGGGATCGAGTGATCATGTAGCGATGGCGGATGCTGCGGTTAAACTGCGATTCCGCCAAAGCCACAAAGTCACCTATCGCACTCGTCAGATCCGTGCGGTTTAGCCAATCGGCTACGCTCGCCTGGAGCTCTGAGTACGTCGAGATCGCCATCAGATACGCGCGTCTCGCGTGCGGAACGCGCGGTTATCCGGGTCGTTTAGCCATGCCTTCATCTTTTTAGGATCGTCGGCAATGCCTCTCGCTTTCAGGTCGTACAAGACGCTCAAGGGAATAGACGCAACCTTCGACCACTCACCATGCTTTTGGTGTCGATCTTTTTCGTTACGGGCTCGCTTGTTCGCCTCAACGATTGCAGTCACGTCTTGCGATGTCGCAATGGTGATTTTGTCGTCTTTTAGCGTCTCGCCGGCTTCGTAAACGAAGTCTGACTTGATGCCGGTTGTGGCATCGTTAGACAGGTTGCGTTTTATTTCCATTGATTAGTCCTAGCTCGTGGATAGGTCAGCCACAACGCCCAGACCAGCCTCTTGAGTGACGACCAAACCATACTCAGCCAAAGTGAGGAACTTGGTTGCGTCGCCAGTCTTCGCTAACTCCTCGGCCTGGATTGGGCGAAGCGTTGCAACCTCACACATATCTGGGTCGATGACGTAAGCGTCGCGTGCGCGGCTCTTGGTAGAAGGTACGATCTGAACGCTACCAAAATCGCTAAGGTAGACGTCAGCCGCCCCAACAATTGTAGTAGGGCCGTCAGAAGGCGCCATGTAACGCTGAGCAGCAATGCCCGCAAAACTAGAGATCACTGTCTTAACGTGAGGCCCAACCATGACAAACTGAGGCGAGCCCCCGTTGGAAAAGATTCCTTGCAGGACTGTTTTTAGCATGCCCTCGGTCATGGCGCGCTGGGTGCCATCAGTAGCCGCGCCATTTACGACACCACCAGAAACAGTTGGGTTAGCTCCGTTCGTGCCGCGAGATGTGTTGGTTCTGATGAACGCAGCCAAAGGCGCAGTCTTACGAGCAGTCGTGCTGTTGCCAGCGACAGCTGCATGGTTCAAACCACAGAGGTTATGTTCCATATCGTTAGCAAGGCGCTTGCCCGCTAAGCTGATCTGGTATGCGACTTCTGCCCGTCGCCCCGCCAAATCCAGAGCGCTCATCGTGTCTGACACGATGAAGTCTTTGCGACTGATCTGCGTGTAGTTACCCAAACGAGTTGTTGGAGTCACTGCGGTGAACGCAGCCAAGTCGTCGCCTTCCAAATGATGGTTAGCTGCAGCTGCGCCAAGATCATCAGTCTGCCATTCAAAGAATGTGTTTGTGACTGAGCGACTCTTGGTCATGTTGCTCATAAAGGGCCGAGTTTCGGGAGAAATCATAGTGATAATGTTAGAGAGATCTTCCCGCACGCCTTTGGCGTCGTACTTTAGAAAAGTGTTAGCAATAATGGTCATTAGTTAAAGCCTTCATAAAAGAGATTCAATCAATGAGGCTGCATTTTCTGCAGTGCCTCGCTCTTTGAGACGTTGATACGCGGCTTTAGTTTTGCGAGCGCTTGGCTTCACCTGCTGTTGACGAGATCCTGACCTGACTGTCTTGCCCGATTGACCAGCCTTGCGTGCTTTACGCACCCGGCTCTGGCCTTTGTCAAAGAGCATCGCCTTTCGCAAAACTGCGATATGGCTAGCGCGCACAAGTGCGCCAAGCTCCTCTTCCGCAACGCCGCTATCGAGCAAATAGCTCTTTAGCTCTTCGCGTTCTTTTGCGGCTACCTTCTCGTCTTTCCACTCTGGAATGACGTCAGGCAGTCGGGCTGCTTCCTGAGTAATTAGCCCGCGCATTTGCTGCTCTTGCTCTTGGGCGTTAGCGTCATTCACACGCTGCTGCTCTATCGCAATGGCCTGCATTTTTTGCGCTCGCTGCTCAGTCCGCTGTCGGTACTGTCGCTCAAGGCGACTTGCCTCAATCGGATCTTCTTCGTACATGCGATCGAAGTCCGGGGCTGGCTCGTCAAAAGCCTGTAGCTGCTGCTGCAAAGCTCCCAGTAACTGGGAATACTGTGTCCGCTCAAGAAGAACCGCGTCTCGGTCTTGTTGGAAGCTCTTCCGCTCTTCCGCTAATGTTTGGCTCTTCTTTGTATAGTCGGCCTGGCGCGAGTAACCGTTCTGAAGCTCATCAAGGCTAACCTCTACGTTTTCACCGTTTATCTTTACGGTGAATGTGTCGGCTTGCTCTTGTTCGCCCTCGTCCTCGTCGTAGTCGTCATCCAGGTCTTCGGCATCTTCTTCGTCTGCGTCGGATTCCTCTTCGGATTCTTCAAACTCAGCGCCTTCCAGTGCCTCGCCCCCCTCAAGGGACTCGTCAACGTCGCTTGAATCTTCGGCTTGCCCTTCGGGTTCCATCAATTTAGCGATAGCAGCCTGGGCGTCGCCCAAGGTGCCCCCCATATATGGGGTTTGTTCTGTATCTATTTTATCACTCATCAGTTATTCCGCTGTTTTGCGAAAGCAATCTCGTCGGCTGCTGCGCGCATCCGCACAACAATGTCGTCAAGGGCTTCCTGTTTTTGATGTAAGCGCTCCCGTACTCCGGGGTCACGTTCCTTGCACCACAGCTCGAAGAAATCGAGCCTTAGCATCTTGATGAGCTCGGCGAAGTCTTCGTCGTCCGCCAAGCGCTGTATGTTGAGAAGCGAGTTATGCGACAGGGACATTCGGCACCTGTTGTTGCGCGGCCAGCTGCCTTACGAGCTCGCGGTCGCGATCGGCGTTAGCGCGTATCCCCGCCACATCGACCTGCGCGCCATACCGGGCGTTCATCTCCGCTGCTTTGAGCACCAAGTTGGCCTCACTCTCGTCACGCCTGCGGTCGTCCTCTCGAATCATCTTTTCGCGTTCGAGCTCTAGCTCTGCCTTCTTCTTTTCTATATTTGCGTTGATCTCCGCCATCTGCACCTGGATCAGCTGCGCCTCGATAGGTGGTTCCTGTGGCGCTGGTGGTGTCGGCGGCTGCTGACTTGGATCTTTGAAGAACCGCTGAGGGTCTTTGAAGCCAGAGACTTCCAGAATCTGCACCAGCGTCTGGTAGTAGTTCTCGACGCTGACCAGTGGGTTCTCTGGGCCAAGTTGCTGCAATAGCTGCTCTTGTTTTTCGGCGACCTGCTGCAGCATCTGCATACGCTCAACGTCGCCGCCCTTGCCAAGCGCTACATTGCTGACAACGTCCATGTCGGCATTCCAGCGATCAGGACTCATGGGCACGAACGTGTTGCGCAGGCGAATCATGCGCGGCTTGTCCATGTGCTTGATGATCAGCTGCAGCAAGCCTTTGTATAGCCGCGTCATGCCGCCGTCGGCAAACAGCCTGGCAATCATCTCGGTGCGTTGCTGAGCAGCCCCTATCGTCTGCTGCACGGCCATAAGCGTGCTGCTCTGCAATGCGCTAGGATCGAGCCCGTCAGCCGCCTTAGAGACGCCGGTGCGGTTTTCGCGCATCTGGTCGAGGTAATCGAGCATCGGGAAGGCTTCTTTGCCAACAAAGGGCAAATTGAATGGCACAACCGCGCCAGGCTGACGCATACGAATGACGCCGCCGGCTTCGTTGTTCATCACGTCTTCTAGGCTCGCTTGGCCTTCTACAATGCCGACACGCGGGTGAGTGCTCATCGCTAGGCTGTCAAGGCTCGCTCGCAGCACGGCGGTCTTGATGCGCTGGATGTCCATCGTCAAATCAGCGATAGACATGCCAAACATCGCGTGCGGTTCTGGGTCTGGACAGAAGAACGCAAACGGCACCATGTCGGTCGGCTCATTGCGCAGGATTTCGTAGTTAGGGCCGGCGCAGCAAATGCGTCGCAGTTCCGCAACGCCATCGCCGTCCGTATCGATCTTGGCGTATGCCTCAACGTACAGAACGCGGCGCACCATCTCTGAGTTTTCAAACGAGCTCTGCTGGTAGCGCTCGCGGGCTTCGACGTTAAAAAGCTCGAAGTCTGTGTCGCTGGTGGTGGCGTATTGCTCGATCTCGTCGGCGTCGTAACCGAGCTCGACCATGTCAGAGATTGTCAGGTACGCCCGGTGCGCGACTAGGTCAGCGTCTTCAAGGCCGCGGGCATTGCGGTTAATGACGATCTCTTCGGGGGGCACCGACTCAACTTTGATCTTGCCAATCTTCTTGCGGTGCGTGACGCGAACGGAGTGCATCGCCTCTGGGTTTTCGCTCGACGTCATGCTCTTGAGCATGTCGATCTCAACGTCCGGGTTGCTGTTGAGCGCCGCCAGGGCTTCGTCGTCTAGGTTTTCGAGCTCGTAGCTCTGCGTCTTCTCTGACTCGTCGTAGCAATACTTGATAAAGCCAGAGCCCTTCACCAGCGCGTCTTTCATCGTCGCGTAGATGATCTCGATGTACGACTGATCCTGGTCTTGATTCAGTATGTAGTTAACGTAGTCGGTCGCCTGCTTGGCCATCTCGACGTCTTCTGGGCCAGTAGGCGCGTATTCCACAACGTGATCAGAGCCACAGAAAATGCGCATAAGAGACGGCAGCATCGCCTGTACGGTATCGCGCACGTCCATCGTTTGAGCCGTGCTACGACCCTCTTCTTCGTTGCCCAGGGGCTCGCCGGCGTAGTATTCCGCTGCGACTGCTCGCTGGGGCGAGATGGTGTTATCGATAAAATCGACGGCATCTTCGATGGCGAGCGTGATAGCGGCTTGGATCTCTTCAGCGTCCATGCCCATGTCTTCTTCGATGAATTCTTCGTCGTCGTATAGTTCGGCCATTAGAAAATATCCAATAGGGACTCACCGACTAATCTGGCGCGCTGCGGTAACTGGCGGGCCATATCGGCAATGGGTTCTAGGGGTTCAAGCAAGCTGCCAGCTGCAGACATGGGCGCAGCCAAAGCCCCGCCTATGGCGCGTTGTGCGCTCTCGCTGGCTTGTCGTCCAATGTCAGTTCGTGGCTGGTAGTCAAATGCAGATCGAGATTGCTGCTGCGTTTGCGCCATCTGAGGCGTTGTGACTGGCAACGGCGCTTGTTGCATGACCAGGCTGGAAGTCATAAGCGGCTCAACAAGTCCGCTTGCTGCGTTTGCTAGGAAGTCAGCGCCGCCAAGGACGCCTTGCTGAAAAAGCTCAGCTGATGATGGTTCAGAGAATTCTGGGAATGGGCCTAGCGCATTTGCATTCGCGCCAGCGCCTAAAAGACCGCCGGCAGTTAGCCCTTTTGCTGCTCTTTGATTTCTATCAGGGCTCGCTCGCAGTCCCTGATAATACGGTCTAGCCTCCCCACTAAACTCCCTGAAACGGGTGGTAGCAGGCTTGAATCCGTAGAACTCTTGATGGAGCACGTCAGGGTCTCTTTCTGCACCCTGCAGTTGTGCAACATAGTCTTTAGTTTGTGCTCCCGACTTGACGTTAACGTCGAAGAACGAAGGCTGCGCCGCTTGTATCTGTGGGTACTTAGACTTGAGATTTCTGCTGACGACATCGAATTGCCCTAAAGTTTGAGTCGCATGATTGCGGTACTCATCAGGAGACATTCTAGCGAATTTTTCAGCATCAACAAACTGCGGGATGTCTAAAAAGCGCAGCCCGACAACCCGTGTTGCATCCCGAGGATCAACGATCATCGTGTACGCGGGTATGCCCTGTGCATTCAAATCTTTTTGTATGTTTGAGATCAGCGGATCGTCTGCAGCAACACCGTCTTTGAAATACACCTCGCTGCCAGCGTTGAACATTTCTGGTGAGCTCAAACCAACCTGGTCATCGATTCTGCGGGCCACAAACCAAGAATCTTGCTTGTCCTCGACCGCTTGCTTCGCGGCTGCATCAAGTATGCTGGTCGGCAATGTGTCTTGCGTCGTTACAACGTCGATATCCATCGACGTTTCTGGGTCTTTCATGTAAGCGCCTAAAGTCGGAGCGCCTTTAACGGCTCGCACATCAGGATCTTGCTTGCCATATGAAACGATCTGCTGCGCCGTAACCTGGGATTGTGCAGGCGTCGGTACAAAATCATTTCCTTGGAATTTTTTGTTTTGCTCGCGGCTAAGGCCCAACATCATCGACTCGACGGGGTCAGCATCCATCATTGTTTCAAACGAGCCGCCTTCGCCAGCGGTGCTCGTCCAACCGTTTCGAGTCCAATGGTCTTTCTCGGCGAACCACTGCAGAGCCTGCAAGTCGCGCGGCTCTAATGACATGCCAAGTTCGTTATTCAACCGCACCGTTGCATCGGCCAAAACGTCTTGGCCAAAGCCAAACTCTAAGCTGTTGCGAAAGTTTTCAGCGTCAACCACGTTGCCTGTCACAGTCGCTTCAGCAGAGCTTGGGACGGGCTTGCGGCCAGAATGGCGGCGCAAGTTTCGCGCAGCCCAAACATCTATCGTTGCCTGCTGGCTTCTGCCGCTAAGATTCCCCGAAAAGTTTTTTGCTTTTGGCGCGCTACCTTCTCTCACAACACGCCAGCGATCAGCCAAGGCAATCATCGAGTTGTAACTATTGAGGCCGTAGTTTTTCAGCTCCCCTGTTTTTTGGTCTCTGGCCTGCTGTTTTATAGTGTTCTCGTTTGCGCGCAGAGAACGCGATATTGCTGCTGCCTCGTCCTCCATACGAACGTATTTCGGGTCTAACTTGGCAGCCTTCATTGTGCGGCCAGCTTTTTTCTGTGCTTGCAGATACGCAGCGGCTTGATCTTGTAGCGCATAGCGACGATCTAGCTGATCAGCGAAGCCATTCATCAGTTCATCAAAATCACCGCGCGTAGCACGCTGTAAAATGTCCTGGCTAAACTTGAAGTTGGTGCCGACCGGCGTGTTGGGGCTTGTTGCTCCGAGTATGTCGCCCATCATTTGCGAGAATGTGCCGTACTCGGTTCGCAATCGGCGCTCGACGTTTTGATACCAGCCGGCGTTATCCATTACTCGCTGGGCGTCAAAATCACCAGCTTGAGCGCGTCTGGCTATGTCGCTAATTTCGCCAACAACATTATCGACGATGCGATTGTATTGCGCTGAACCGCGCGCAACCTCTTTGCCGGTTTTGCGATCTTTGTTGTAGGCATAAGGCTGCGCTTGAAACTTTAACTTCAACTCGCCTTTGTCGCCGACCTCCATTCCAGTAATGTTGGGCAACGACCAATCAGATGCTGGATGACGCTTTTTCCATTCGCGAGCGACGCTAAATGCTGCCTGCTCGTTTACTTTTTTGCCTTTTATAGATGCTCGTATGGCGTCTTTCTCGGCGCCAGAAAGCGTGACGCGCGTGGCCAGTTTTCTTTCGCCGCGATTGCCGCCACGCTCTTGCGACATGTCGCGCGTCGCAACATCTGCGTTGCGGCGAACGATACTAGCGCCAGTGTTGTATAAGCCCGCCTCCGCATCTTCCGGCGCAGCAAGCAGTCCAGCGCCAACAGCTGCTGGTACTGCAGACCGGCCTACATTGAGCAGCCCACCTACCGCCAATTACTTGGCCTTCTTGCTTGGCTTCTTCGTAGGGGCTCTTTTATTGAGCATCTTGGCGATGTCATTCGCGGCGTCTTGCACGCCACCTGGGCCGCGTCGATAGGTGTTTTTCTCTGTATGCGCCACTCAAGCCCCCATATGTACCGATTTTATGGGGGTTAATTTTACCAGCTAGGTAATTGACAGCCCTCGCCTGAGCGGTTTCTGCCAGCTGCTAGCCACGCTCATCGCGCCGCTGAGCGTCATTGCATCACTTGCAAACGTCAGGCACAACGAGTCGGCTAAGTCAGGCGAGCGCAGCCCGCGCTTACGCATTTGGTCTTTAGATTCCAGCTGCATCTTGCCGCTTGATGTGAATTTGTACTTCGCGCTGACGAGCTCCGCGAGCAGGTCGTCGTCTTGCGGGATCGAGCAATCGCGGGCCTCTAGCCAGGCTTTCACCTTGAACCAGAGCTCAGCGCGCAGGTTTATGTAAGTCGCCTTGCTGCTTGGGCTCTCGCTGGTGTTGATGCCAACGGCCGGCAAGCCAAGTTCGCGCAGTCGGTCACATACACCGCCGCCAAGGCCAATCGAGTCCACGTTAATCTGCACCGGCTGCGTTCG